GTTTCTGAAAGCGTTACCGGCAGTGCTTCGCAATTCCACGGCGACGGAATCCCAGAGGAAAAAATCGATGTTATAACGGTTAATTGGATGCTGACGGATAAAAGGAATATTTCGACTGACGAGCATATCCGCAAACTCATTTTCACCAATCCCGATATGATGCCCGGTCATTTGTTTGGAGCGAGTGAGAGCGAGCTTAATTCTGCTCTTTTCAGACTCGGGCTTTCCTCTTTTGGCGGAGTGCGCGGCAGCGGTGATCTTTTTTCTCTCTTCGGGAGTGGAGTTTTGAAAGCGGATGACGTTTGCTTGACTGCCATTGCGCGGTTTGATGCCGCGTTTGATGAGCAGGCGTCTAATAAACGCACGCGCCGTTTTATTGCCGAAGAACTCAATAGAGCAAGCGAGAACGCTTTTCCCGGCGCAATAACTTTTCACGATCTTATTTTTGAGCGCGTCGTTGCAGTGGATACTATAGTTTCTGATTGTCATGTTTATAACCTCGAAACAGCGACAGGGTGGTATGTAGCAAACAACTTGTCAATTCATAATTGTCGGTGTTATGCCGCTATTCCGTCAAAGTCTGTGAAACCGTTACGGGGGTATGTTGTTTATGAGTATTAGCGGACTGTACGACTCAGAGATCGGCGACCGTCTCGCCCGCGCGTCGCTTGCGACACTCGCGCCGTATAAACGACTCGCACGCGCTGAAATCGACGACGAAGCGCCACGTATTGGCGGTTGTACAGCTCGGCTGTGCGCCTGTGGTGGTAAACTTGCACGCCCGTATAAAGTGCGGAAAAAGGTGTATGTGTGTGAACGATGCGCCGCAGCGACACCCCGACAACCACGTAGCCGCATCACGTCGAACAAATGCGGACACTGTAAAAAGATTCTGCCGCGCACGCGCCTTGTGATGCGCCGGGGCGTGTTGTACTGTAAAACGTGTGCTGTTAATTTTTAGGTTGACACTTTTCAATTTTATGATCTAAAGGTGTATACATGAACATATTGAAACGCATTATGGCACGAGCACGAAACGACGCAGGCGAACGTATAGAGTCTCTGCGTTTTTCTGTCCCCGCTCTTCGCGTCGGCGTCCTCGAATACGGCGCCGGACAACTTCAGACAAACAACACTGCACTTGACGGCAAACCTGTCAGACTCTACTATCCACCTGAAGCAGTATCCGATGAAAAATTCTTAAAATCCCTTGAAACCGCCCCGGTCGTTGTCGGCGGGCATGATTCAACCACAAACGAACAGAATAAAAAAATCGACGGATGGGCGCACAGCGTCAATTATGATACGACGTTAAAGGCCGCTATGATGAGCGGTGTCGTCAAGGGCGCGAAAGAAGTCGCTTATATCCGGGGAAATCTCGGCTCGGCGGGCTTTGGCGCGTCGGCGTTTGTTGACATATACGATTTAAAAGTTGAAAACGGCGTCACTCCGGGCGGTCAAGAATATAATGCAATCGCGAACGAACTCCGCGCAACACACGTCGCGCTTGCGCCGCACGTCCGCGACCCTGAAAATAAAATCCGCGTTGCGAACGCGGTGTGCATCAATACCGCCGGCGAAATAACAACAGAAAGAAACTCGCACGGCGAGAAATTAAATAACGAGGTAGAAAGCATGGAACCTAAAGAAATCGTCGCGCTTGTCAAAAACGCGGTCGAGGAAGCCATAGCAGCAAAAAACACGGGTGACCGTATGGATGCTATGGAAGAAACGCTCAAAAAGCACGGCGACGCGCTGAATGAAATCAGCGAAAAGCTCACGCCAAAGAAAGAAGAGCCGAAAGCTGAAGGCGAAAACGCAGCAGGTGACGGCGAAGAAACTCCCGCCGAAGAAAAAGCGGAAGAGAAAGAAAAGAAAGAAGGCGCGACTCTTGAAAACGCAAAACCGTCGCAGGCGATGGTCGCAGCGTTCGCGACTGCTATGAACGTCGATTTCGGTGCGAAAACGCCGTCTTTCCCGACGCTCGCCGCTCTTGCCGGTATCACTGAAAATGATCCGGCTTTGCGCATTGCAGCAGTGAACGCGAAGTTTGCAGAAATGCAAATAGCGTCACCGAAAAAAGACGGGGCCGACAGTTCGGCTAATACGGAGGTGTTCTAATGCCCGGTGTAAGACTCGGAATAGGGGAAGCCAATCCAAAACAAGGCGCGGTTCAGTGGGACGCGCGCAGAATTGACGGTGTGGAGTTTGTTATTCCCACCGCCGCAGGTGTGAGCGCCGCTCCGATCGGTAGCGTCGTCACATTACAGGAAGATTCAACCGGAAAGCAGGTCATCGTGCTTGGTGCTGCTGCATACTCAGCCGGTTCGGATACCTACGCGATTATCGCGATCGGTTTTCTTGAAGCGGCAACTCAGGTCGAATCAGCAATCAATCAGACTGTCGGTGAATATGCTGACGGTGACTACGTGTGCATGGTCAGCGACATTGACGCGGTTGCGTCTGTACCTGCCGTTCACGGTTCTGTGCCGAGCGCAGGCGGAACAGCATACATCACAGCAGCGGGCAAACTTTCAAGCAGTTCAGGCAGCGCGGTTGCGTTTCCCGGTACTGTCTGGAAAGGCACACCCGGCGTACAGAACACCGGGCAACTAAAGACTGACTACGTGTTTGCTCGTCTGTCGTCTGTGAAGGTGGGTTAATCATGAGTAAAAAAATCACATCTGCACAGGTAGCAGAGCAGAACTTTAAAAACTGGTACGTTGTCCGAAATGCGTACGCGGACGCACACCGAAAAGACGGGTGCACGGCGATAAACGAAACCGCCGCACGCGCTGAATACAAGGCGTTGACTGAAAGACTGCTTGCAGTATCGAACAGTCAACACCCCGATCATAATGCGAGCGTCAAAGACCTTCGTACGAAGTTCGACGGCGCAAGTATCGATCATGTGATGGATATGGCACACGGTCTTCGTGCAAAGATGAACGTGATCGCACAGAACGCGGTTAAATCCGGTATGAGTATCGAAAACGCACAGGCGACCGCGCTCAATGCGTATTTCGGTAATCCGGGCTTTGACCAGTTCGCGGGTCTCAATCAGCTCGCCGATCAGCTTTATGAGCAGTTGACTTTTATTGAGTCATTTGTTCAGGAAGGTGACGCGGTGCAGCTCAATCCTGAAATGGCGGCGTCAGCGGGCGCAATCAGTCGTTTCCGCATCCCTCGCGTTGAAGCGAGCGGCGCGTCAAAACGACGTCTCGGCGATTTAAATCCATACGGCGACGATCGCACATATTCAAACAATATGGCGCAGATTTCGCTGTACAACGAATTCAAGGACGCGTATACAGAGGCGCAAGGGTTCATTATCGAGAACGATCAGGAAGCGGCACTTCTCGGATATGCTCGCTCAATCGCTCCGGCGCTCGCAGGTTTCATTCTTCAGACACAGCTTTTTGCAACAATCGAACAGCAGGTCATGCAAGCAACTGAGCGCATGTTCGTTGACGGATGGGGTTCGTCTTCATTTGACGGATCAAGCGGCAACTATGGTTTGCTTTCAAGTGCGATAGCGCTATCACTTGCGAGTGCAGGTGCAGCGTCTCCACTTCTGGCAACTGCGGCAGACTGGGCGGCAAACCCGACAACGCTGATTCAAAAAATTACGAATTACAATTACAAACCGGCTGACAGAACGGCTCCGCTTCCTTCAAACGCTGATCCGATGAACGTTTATAAAGACATTGTACGTCTTTTGAACCTTATCGCTTTGACCAACGTTGCGACAAGCGGCAAAGTGGTTCTGTACGTTCCGACGTCGATTTACTCGATCTTGGTGCAGTATCTTTCAACAGGTACTTTCAACCGTACGCTCGGCGAAGCTCTGAAGCTCGCGATCGGCGGAACGATTGAAAATATCGAAGTGAAAGCGTCGGGACTTCTTAACGCTCGTACAAACTCACTCGGCGCAGCGCAGTACAACAACGTTGTGGCAGTGGTTCACGGCGCGCCTACTGGTCGCAAAGGAATTTTGCTTCCTATGGCAACCGCAACCCCTCGCATCACAACCGGCGTTGTGAGCGAACAGCGTTCATCTTTCGCGGCTCAACTCACTTTTGGTGGACCAATGGTGATACAGCGCGGGCAAGTATTTATCCTTGACTTCTCGGTTAATGCGTAAGTGATCTACACAGACGCACAATTTTCGGCAGAATTAAAGACACGGCTGGACAATCCGGCCGTGTCTGACGCTGACATATCAATATACGTTGCGATGGCAAAGCGTGACGTTGACAGCGGTCTGTATGGTGATAACGCATACAACTCGCAAGTACTTGACACAGCCTGCTATCTTCTTTCGCTTGATAATAAGTTCCCGGAAATCTCGTCAGTCAGTCAAAATGGCGTATCGACGAGCTTTGCGGGAAATGATTCCGAGCGATGGCGCAGACGATTAACAGAACGAAGACAGGCGCTACTCGTGGGGCTTGAATTATGACAGACACTCAAATCGTTATCATGGTAAAAAATATGGCGCGCGAAATGGTGGCGACCGTTAAAAACGGACAATTGCTCGGCACGTCGCCGTCGCTCGACATGATGAAAAAACTTATCGCCGAGTACTGGTATGGAAACCCGGCGGATTATTCCTTCACGGAAATTAGCCCTGAAACGTGGTCAGTGAGCAGTAAAACCGGTGTGAAGCCGGGTGTCGTAGTTCGGAAAGCAAAAGGGCGGTATCGCTTTGAAACGGTGTAAATTATGAACCTGCGCGGTCTCACAAGCATGGTCGCGGCGCGGGTTGCCGATACTGATTGCGTGGTAACCTACGACGCGTTAGTCGATAATGATGACGGCTCTTGTACGGTCACCCCGACGACAATGACGCTCAAAGCGTCGATTCACGCATTACAACCGGTCGATATTCAACGGCTCCGGGAAGGCGGGATCGAAGTACAAAACGGGGTGTCGATTCTTTTAGCTGAAGCACTCGAAGAGCGTCCGGAAAAAATCGTTGCAGACGGGCGGTCGTGGCGGATTCTTACATGGACGTTTGTCAGTGCGTATGACAATGAGTCCGGAATGCCCATCGGTACGGTTGTCGCAGTGTGTGATGAAATAAGGGTTGCGGCGGTAGAATGACTATTAACGAAAAATATTACGCGATGAACGAAGCACTCAATAAAGCGCTGAAGGCGCAGAGTGTAACGGCGCGCGTGTATAAATACGGGGCCGTACCGAAAAACGCGTCATATCCCTATTTTCAATCGATATACCGCGTAAAAAATCGTCAGCCGTTCGCCTCGTCCGTGAGCGGCGTGTTAATGGATTTTGAATACATACTGAACTTTTTCACAGCGAAAACAAGCGACGAAGCGAACGACGCCGCGCTCTTTGAACCGTATGAAATCGCGCGCGAACTTATCACCTCACCCGAAAGTTTTATCTGGACGGATATCGCGAATGTTTTACGGCACGACGAGACGCCGGAGTTTTCTGTCAAGGGCGGCCTTGAAGTATTACAGCGCGGTTTAGTGTTCGAGTGTCAGACCGTGACAACGTTCGTTTCAACTATCACCGGCGGCAAAGAAATCACGACGGCCGAAGTCGTCGAAACAATAGAAAAATCTTTGGAATACGAGGCGTAAAATGTCAGCAGCGAAATTTATTACCATATCAAGCAGCACCACGACAGGACTGCTTTCGGGTCTTCCCCGCCGGATCGTCTTTGCAACACGCGAAACGATAACCGGATACACCGCAAACGTTCAGTCGGGACTGATTGCAGTCACGTCCGACATGGTGGCGGCGTTTACGGCGGCAAACCCGACCGCGCTTGCAACAGCGCAGTTTTTGAACACCGTTTTCGGCGGTTCAATCGTGCCGGACATGGTGTATATTTTAAGCACCGGCAATGCGGCACTCACGAGTGCGATGCTTACAAAAGCAAACTACGATCCGCGCAGCTGGTCAATCCTTAATGTCGGCTCACGGTCGAACGGTCTCACCGATTCAGCGACGTATCTTGCCGACTGTACAACGGCGTCTTTGTGGTGCACTGATTCAACCGCAAAAATCTTTATTATGTCGTGGTCAATGATCGACGGTGGCACGCTTCCCGACCAGTTGCTTCTTGCAGGCGGATCGGGAAACCCCGGCGCACTCATGTCACAAAAGCGCACGATGACACTCGTCACGAACGCAAATACAGAAGTCTCGGCGGGCGTGTTCGTGTATCACAATCCGCTACTCGCCGCGCTTGTGCACGCGCTCTACGGCGGCAGTATCGCACGATCGATCGGTTCGCTTTCTGACGCGCACGATTTCACCGGCGTGAATGGCGACACGTATAGTGCAGCGACACGGGCGTACATTGCGCTGAATTCTCTTGCACAATACAACGGCGCGAAAGATCAGGGCGGCGCGAACTTCGTCTATGACACATTTTTGAACGACGATGTCAATCCGCCGACGTCACTACAGATTGAAACGCAAATAGCCATTGACTACATCAATGATTATTGCGTTGTTGCACCGCGTAACGCACTTATTGCAGCGGGGCGTACCGGCGTCAATGGTGATTATACCGGCGTGATGGAAGTGGCGGCGCTCACTCGCGCAGCTCTTGAAACACTGTGGAAAGCGAACGCGATTCTGTCAAACGAAGACGGGACACCGGCGTTTTCACTCGTCACGCTTTCTGCGTCCGGTATTGCGGCGCTCGATCCGGCGTGGCAGTCAAAGGGGATCATCCCACTCGGCGCGATCGTCGCAACGATTAAGCCCTATGGCGCGATCCACTACTATTCAATTGCTTTCAATTTTAATTAAGAAGGTACACCATGAAACGAATATTCTGTTTTCTTTTACCTGTTTTGGTCTTTCTTCGTGATCTGTTTTGCGTGCCAATGGCGCGCGCCGCGAACGCGCAAGAGTCGCTGTCAGTTTCAATCGGTCAGTGTGTCGCGACATTTGTCGCGAACCTTTCCGGCGAGTCAATTTCATTCGGCGGTGAAACGTTCTATAACGAAGAGGATTTACTCGGCGACATAACTATGGACACCGAGCGCGCAAAACGCTTTATGAGTGCCGACGGTTCACGTGACGTGCTGATGCAGTCACTTCCCCGCGCCGGTACTCGCGAAATAAAGTTTTTGCTCGGTGAAAATCTCGACAAGCTCAAAAATTGGGGACAGTCAAAAGTGCAAACGGTGTTTGACTTTGACTTTCTTTACAACTATAACACGCAGTCATCCACCGGAACACGGATACAACGCCACAAGCGCTGTGTGTTCATCGACTTACCGCTTCAGGGTATCGGACGCGATCGCGGGTATGTCACGGCAAAGATTTCGTTCGGCGACGTTGCCGAGATTGATCCTGCAACAGATAAGGAAATTTAAAGATGAAATATGAGTTTCCACGAATAACACGAGCGCGCATTAAAATTGTCGATTTTGAAAGCAAGACAACCGGCGACGGGTCGACTAACGAACCGACCGAAGAGGAAAAGGCGTGGATCGACATTATGAAAAGCGACGCGCCTGAACTCGAAGTGAAAAAGAAAAAGCTTTCTGTGTGCTCGCTCGCTGACGTCGTGGAATACAACGCAGACAGCGTCAAGGCGCGATACGACGGCGTCGTCTACACCATCAAAAAGCCGACAAATAGTCTGCAAATTGCACGTATGCGCGAGCGCTCTGTCATGGATGCGTTTGAAGCGTTAAACGCACAGCACTGTGTCTGTGTCGGTGCTGTACCATGTGCGCGAGATTTTTCCGGCGTGCCGGTTGAAGTAATCGGGCTACTGTCGGCGGTGGCAGAAAGTTTTTTTTTCACGCCGTATCTTTGATTGATTTTGATTTGCTCATCGTCTCGCGCGTAATCTCGTTTACTGAGGCGAAGAGTATTGACATAGAAGACGCGGAACGTTTGCAAAACAGATTTTTACAGGTGAGGGGATATGCCGCAACTTGACAATTATCTCGTGACGCTCGGTGTGAAAGGACAAAATGTCGTTCTTTCGCAGATGGATAAAATCCAGAAGAAAGGCCGTAATCTTTCAAAGTCAAAAACCGTTGTTGATCTTGCGGCAAAACAAGCGACGCAGAAAGCAAAAACGTCTGCCGTTATCGAGAGCGCAAAAACGCAGGCCGCTATAAATAAAAAAGTGGGCGTTCCAGACAAGAAAGATCAAAAGAAAGATCAAAAGAAAGATCAAAAGAAAGATCAAAAGAAAGATCAAAAGAAAGATGACGCGCAAAATTCTGAAACGATGGGAAAGGCTGTTAAAAAGTTTGGCAATCATACCGATAAATTTGCGCATGCTGCCGCAACTCTGAGCCCGTCATCATTTATTCAGACTATTGCGTCAACACTGCCTTTTCTCGGTGCCGCGGCAATGGCAGCAGGCGGAGCGATGGAATCCGCAAAATCCTCGACTGCGGGCGCGTACGAGTTATCGAAGCGCAACACTGCTACAAACTACTACGGCGGTGATAAAATCCGGGGCAGAGCTTCAGAAAATCAAGGCTCACTTTCAAACAGCGAGCACGCTATGTTTGTGTCTGCCGTATCAGGCTCCATGGGAAAAATTCAAAAGCCGCTCGCGGACGCTATAAACGGTCTTATCGGAAAGAAAGACACCCGCGCGCTTGCACGCGTTGCGGCGGGCGATTGGGAATCTACAGGCACAGACAAGGGCTGGATGGCGTCGCAGATAATGAGCGGCATGGAAGGACTGCCGCCGTCGATAAAGCAAAAAATTCAAGCGTCAATGCTTAAAAATTTTAGCGGGGAAATACAAGACGTTACCGGCGATCAAACGGCAAGACAGGGCCGCGCCGCGTATTATGAAAATGCACAAGAAAAACAAACGACACGCCTTGCGGACACAGCGGCGTCTGCCTCATTCGTAGACGCGTCAGGTAAGATGGTGAATAGTATGATGGCGATGAATGATGCACTCAATGACATGCAGAACGCCATGGTGAAAGGCGCGGGAAAAATGGTCACTGCCATTTCAATGGTAACGGACGCAACCATGAATTCAAAAACTCCCCGACAATTTCAACATCCTACTATAGCCGGGTTTAATGAAGCAATGAGGTTATTCAAATAGTGTCTGTATCAATTAACATCGCAAACTTAATCAGCGGATCGGTTGCAAACCTTTTTAATTCCGCTGTTATAATAGGTCTTCCAACATCTGACGCGCCTGTGCCGACGTTTTGCTTGTGCGAAATACCCGGCGAACGCGGCCACGCTTCGGCTCGCCTACCCGGTAATCTTACACAAGCTGGAGAATTTAAAGCGCGCACTGTGATTGAAGCGTCCACAATGGAACTTGATATCATACTTTCGGACATTCCCGCATCGAAAGATCAAAATATTTTCCGCACTATTCAGATCGTTTTAAATGATGTTGCGTTATTGGCGAATTCCGTGGCGTCTTTTGGGGCGATATTGCCGAATCTTTCCGGGCTTTCGGCAGGCTATGTCGCATCGTGTCTATCAGTTCTTAATCAGATGAAAAATTATATGCAGCCTGTTATGTTGCTCGGTTCGTATATTCCGCTTGGCGTCTTACAACAAACAACGCCGTATCTGTCGAGTGCGTGGTACATAGAGGAAATCTCACCGCCACACGAAGCCGGAAAAGCGGGTATCGCGCTTACTATCAGACTCCGCGAACAGTTCGTATTGCGCAGTTCAACACTACTCGGAAAAATACTCACTGTTGCGTCTGAAACAATTGCGCCGAATGGCGGTTCTAACATAGGCGGTTTATTTTGAGCTATTTTAAAGACTTACGCACAGCGGCAGTGACAACACTGTTACAATTTCAAACGCCTGCCGTCGGCGTTCAAAATGCCGTACGCTGTAAAGACGGACAAATAGCCGTCTGGGAATACGCCCGAACAGATGATAACGGTAATCACCTGATAAAAATCTACGACGGAACAACAGGAACGCCGGAATACAAAGCGCTCGTTTATGTGATGCCGGGGCGTGACGTTTTTTGTGGCCTGTTTTCAACCGGCGCGATTCTATCCGGCGACATTTTCGATAGTAACACGGTGTATTACAGGATCGATTACGCATGATTCTGTTCTACCCACCACAACCAACGTGCACGCCGGTCGTCATCGCCGATATGACTGACAGCTCCGACCGCTGGAGTGTAGCGGAAATCTGGGTTCAGGCACTTTTAAATATGCCCGACGGCGTAGTCGCAATCAATCAGCCGTCCGTATATTCATGTAAGTATAATTACGGCCTTCAGCATAACGGCGTTCCGCTCGGCGCAGCGCTTAAAATGACACTGGACGCGACAGTATCCTCACCGCCCGCCGGGCTTGTTGCACAAGTATCAATTGACTATGTGTCATCTGCGCAATCCGTTGATCGAATGTCAGACGCGCTCGTTAAGTTTGCAAACCCTGAATTCAAAGTTATGACGGCGGTGGTTATTGAGCGCGCGGGGTCATCAATTATTCATCGAAGTTTTCTCGCGTTCTCAGTTATATTACAGCCGGACACATACGGCACAAATACAACGTTAATTATTCGTGCGGCGTCATTTGATGATATGCTCATAAAATCTGAACTCGCGTATCAATTTGATACGACAAGGCCGCTCAGTGTGCAGCTTTCCGAACTCGCGGCAAAAGCGGATTATACGTGTACGTTCGATGCTAGTTTCGGCAGTTATCTCGTGCCTGTGAGCGGGCGTCTGTTTCCGCCGTCTACACTACCAAAAATTCTGGACGAAATATGTTTACAGAATAAAATCATTTATAAAATCACAGTTGTAAATACATATAAAATAATATCGTTTTACTCACAAAACGCGGCGCCTGAAGCGGCCACTGTCGCTGAATCGAATTATAAGTTTTCATTTTTAGGACATGTCGGGGCGCTGGTGTGGAAAACTACGCGAATGTAAAATTTAAAACGCCGATTTTTGACGCTGTTCTTTTTGATAAGATTACTATATATAACGATAGTCAGTCGGCGCTTTTTCAGGGTTTTAAAAAATCCGGCGTGCGTGTAGGTAAAGCAATTCCTGATTCATATGACGTACATATTATACGATACGCGATGGCTCGGTCAGACTCAGAACTTTGCTGCGAAGTGACCGCAACAAACAACTGGTTACTTGCACAAACGCGCATTGATGGAATACTCGAATCAAAAATTTTTAGCGGTGCTTTATGATTTATGCAGCGATAGTGCGCGGCCAAGGTGTGACAGTGGGGACGTATTCAGTTGCGCCGCAATATACCCGCGTCGATGGAACTGACGCACCAGACATTGAAGCGCTGCCAATAAACGGCCTTATTCCGGCCGCGGGTGACGTTGTTTTTTGCGCAGAAGGGATCAATGATTTTTCACAATCAATGCAAATGATTTTCAACGATAACGGCGGCGCGTTTCCGATCATCATTGCGTCACTTGCACAGATTCTCGTGTATTCCATTTCGATGCAGATTACCGGAAAAGTAACACTTGGACAGGGTGGTAAAAAGATGCTGCTCGGTGAAACGGTTCAAACGTGGGCACAAAAGGTAGATGCGGCACTCACTGCGCTTTATGCGTGGGGTGCAACAGGCGTTGCGCCGGGTCCGACGGGCGGTATATCACCATTTCCCGGAACACCCGCTTTGCAACCGTGGTCGACGGCGGCGCTTTCAGTAAATCACGAGCTCGATTGAGGTGTATTATGGCTTTTCAGCTTGACAGTGATGGGAATATATTAGTTGATTCAACGACGGGGTTGTCAAAACAAGTGACCGGCCTCGCGTCGCTCGAACAAGATGCGGTGAGTGAATGCAGATGCGAACAGGGCGGTAATTTTGCCGATAGTACGTACGGACGCAGCCCGCTCGTGTGGAAGCTGTCACAAAGTCCTGCCGACCGTGTGGCCGACATAAAACGGATTGTAACAAAGTACTACAATCCATATTCGATCACGTACAAAAACGGAATAATAACGGTGAACTGAATGCCAATACAAAACGGAATTTATACAGAGTTATCATTTGAAGACGCGCTCGCGAATATCATAAACGACGCGCCCGCATCTATCGTTTTCAGCCCCGGCAATCCGCCGGAATTGGTGCTTGCAAATATGTTTGCACAGGGTGACGTGCTTGACGATCAATTCATCGGCGAAACGCTCGCGTCAATGATGTCACCTGTTGGCGCGAATATTGATCTTTTAAATCCTAACAACCCCCGGAAGCCTGCCGTTGCCGCGTCCGGTTATATCTTCGTCATGAACGCGTCACCGGATGCCGTTGCTATCGCAATCAATACACTCATAAAAGCGTCGAGCGGTCAGGAATACACCGTCGGGGTATCTTCGTTCATTATCCCCGGCAGCGGATCGGCGTATATTTTTGCGACGTGTACGGAAACGGGTATCGGCGGAAATATACCGGCAGGCCGAACGTTTACTATCACCGGATACGGCAGCCTATCAGGCGAGAACACGCTACCACTTTTAAATGGTGCGGCTGCGGAAAGTGACGCCGTGTATTTAAATCGAATTACCAGTGAAAAAACTGAGTATGGCGCACAAAGCGGATCGGTTGCAGTTGAAACAGAATTAAAAAGATATTATGCCGATGCGCGTATGTATGTTAATCCAACCGCAACCGCGCTCGTCGTTCCCGTCCCTGTCCCCGCGAGTGGTTACAACGTCGTTGTTCTTGTCCCTAACGGGTTATTCTCAACCGTCGAGGATATAGCGCAAATTTTCCAAACGCT